AGCCACCGCTGCGGAACCGGCATTACCACCGCCCGCGCCTGTTCCGTTCTGTCCGCCGCCTGCGCCGGATATATCGATCAACACACTGTTAGAGCTTGCTTGCGTGGTCGGCCAGTACAGCCGCAGCGCCGCCGATGTTTGCGCGCCGCCACCGTTCAATCCGAAGGGGATCTTCATGGCGATGTAGTCCGGCACCATGATCGCGGGCCATATGCCACGGATATAGGTGCCGCTCGCCCCGCCGCCGCCACCGCCCTTTTGCGTGCCCGCTGCGCCGCTGAATCCGTTACCGCCCGGACCGCCTGGCCCTACCGCGAAGATCCACACGAAAGAACAACCGCGCGGCTTGGTCCACACTGCATGCGGGATATCAGTCGTCGCCTGCGTGCCCGCGTTGAACACCTGAACATCGGCCGAGGATGTCGGCGGTAGATTCCAAGGGTCAAGCATTAATACTTCCCGCCAATCGCCGTGACGTAATAGCCCGCAGCTACCGTGGTCGCAATCGTTACATTGACCTTGTAGCCCGCTGGCAATGCAAAGTTAAGCGGGTACTCGAATGCTTGCGTACTTGCTGTATTCGATGCCGTCGTCGCGTACAGCGTCATTTCCCCAATCAGGCTGTTGTTGGCCGCCGTTGCATTGGTGGAGCCGTTGTTCAGGAACACGCGCAGAACCGTTTGGATGTTCGTTCCGGCCGCGCGCATGATCAGCCGGTTGACGTACCCGCCGTCCGCCCCCGCCGTGAACACCGTCAACACCGCGCCCGTACCGTCGTACGCTGCGTTTGCTGCCGCCAGTAGCGAGCCGCCCCACTGCGTATCGCCAGAAATCGAAAAGATCGGTGCTGTATTGGCCGCCATGTCAACCTATCGGCCAGTTGATCCGGCCCGCAATGTATTTGCCCCAATCGAACGCGCCGCCGCCACCGGATGCGTTGATCGTGAACGCACCGCCGGCCCCGCCATCAACGAAGGAAATGTTCGTGCCCGCCGTCAGCACGCGCTCATTCGGCAGCGTGCCGTCTAGCGAAACCACGATGTAAGTTGCATTGAGCGGCGCGTACGCAGTCGGCGCTTGCCACGACACACCCTCCGTATCGCCACTGTCCGCCGTTAGGACCGTGCCATCCGCACCCACCGGAACGCGCGCGTTAGTGGTGTTCCAACCCCACAGATCGCCTTTAGTGGTCAGCGGAGACGTAACCCCGCCAGTCGCGTTGAGCGTCACCGGCATACCGGGGCCGCCGTCAACGATAGACATGTTGGTTCCGGCCGTCAGTACCCGCTCATTTGTGAGCGTGGCATTGGGCGACATCACCACGTAGGTCGCGTCAGTCGGCGCTCCACCGCCACCGGCCTGATTCTCGATCCACGTCATCAGGTCATTCATCCAACGGATGAGCGCCCGGCTACCCCATCTGCTCTGCTCTACAAATTCCCCCTGCGGTACAGGAGGCTTGCTAACCGACATTGAGCGCCGCGTTGATGAACACGACTTTCACCGGATCAGACACGCGGAAGCGGAACACGAAGTCACGCGCATTCCCAAGCCGATTCCACGTCAACTGCCGCTTGTACTGGCCCATCAACCCCATCTGCTGCCACATCTCGTTACCCCACGTATGCCCGCCATCGCGGGATACCTGGGCCATCATCTGCGGGTTACCGCCCTGCCCATCGTTCAACCCGACCCCGGTTTCAATGTCCAGGATCAGCTCCCACACCGTCATCCGGTCCAGGTTGTGGAACGAGTGCGACGTATCTACCTGCCGCGCAATGTAGGTCGTGCCGTCTAGCAGATACTCGTCATCCGCCGTGTACACGCTCGCATTACGGTAGTCCGCGATCAGGTAACTCCCGCCACCCACCGCCAGCCCGAGGTTGCCGGCGTACCGACCGTCGTCCGTCTGCCACTCGTCCCATTCACCCGTTGTCAGGTTGTAGGCCCATGTCTTTTCGGACAGGTTGAGGACATAGAACGAATGCCCCGCAATGGTCATCGTGAAGGCCGTGGCCCCCGTCGCGTCCGGGTCGTTGTTGATGTCGTAATCAAGGTCCGGCGTTGAGACGATCTGCGCTTGGTAGCCGCGCAGAATCACCGTCTGCAACTCGCCCAAGGCATTGCGGCCGAGGAAGATCAGGCCATCGTTGTACTTGGCTACCGAGTTCTTGGCCCCTAGCCCCCACTGGATGCCGGAGCCGCCGATACGGGAGAACACGGACGTATCACTCGTGGGCGACCAGAACTCCGTTGACGCCACGCCCAACAACACCAACTCCCCCCGGCACTCCCACACCGCCACCAGCGGATCGGGTGAGCTTTCCGCCGTGGCGAAGTCCAGCGATCCCCAAGTCGTCCCATCGTTCAGTGCCGACCAGTAGAACCGGCCAGGATTCGACGGGTCATTGACCACAAACCGGCTGGCAATGAACGTGACCGAATCCGCACCCAACGGGAACGCGGCCGATGCGCCCGACCCTAGGAGCGTCGTGTTGAACGTGTTGCCGGCCAGGTACTCGACGTGGAAGCCGTTGTACCCGTCCACCATCAGGATGCCGAAGCCGTTGTCGGCCATGCTCACCGGGTCATCACCCTGCACCGGAGTCGGCGGGGAGAACGTGAGCGGCGTACTCACCCCCGCCAACGTCACCACGCGCAACTGGTCGCCCTGCGCGTAGAACAGGTATTGCCCGTAGCTGTAGCCGGTACTCTGGATCATCCCCCGCAACGGACCCGAGCCGTACGGAGGGGCGAAACTATCCGACGCCAGCGCATACGGACGCAGGCCCGGCCGGTTGTACAACACGTAGGGCGACTTGTCGGCAGGCGAATAAGACTCCGCGTACAGATTCAGCCGACGTTGCGCCGAGACGTTGCTTGATTTCCCCTTGATGCCTACGCCCCACAGGGGAACGATCGGCATTGCTAAACCAGCGCCTTGCGAACCTGTACCGGTTCTTGCGTGGCCGAGCGCCCGGACAAGTCGCCCTCGCGACATAGGAGGTACTTCTTGCCCTCAATCTCCAAGGGCTCCCCGCCGCTCTGGTACTTGCCGAAAATCACGTAGTCACCGACCTTGGTACGGGTCGGCACGAACACTGCCGATGAGTTATGCCCTGATGCGTTCATGGCCGTGTAGAACCATCGTCCCGGTCCTACCGCGACTACCCTACCGGCAGGCATGTACTGCGCCCCACCGGTCAGCAGAATGCCGCCCGCAGTCTTGGTTTCCTCGTCCTGCGCGATCCACACCACATCCTCGAACGGATCAATCGGAAACCACTCGTAACGGCTGCCTGAACTCTCACTCATCCCCCGTACCCCTTGTAGATAAACGGTTGTGTCGGGTCCCACACCCAACCAAGAATCGTGTTGGTCTGTAGTGGGACATAGTTGATGCGGCGCAGACGTGAGCGCGAGTTACGCGCATCGTTGCGCATGTCCGGCGTGACCGGACGCCCGAAGTAACCAGAGATAGCCACCGCGAGGTTGTTAACGATGGCCTCGGCATAGCCCGGAGGCATCTCCAGGACCGTCGCCAACTCGAAGTCGCTGGTCAGCGGATGCCACAGCATCACAAAGATTTCGTAGACGCTGTCCGGCTTCGGGTAGAAGTGGAACGTGGCGTTCGGGAACCCGTACTCAATCCAGCAGTTGACCGGGATCGACAGCACGTCCTTGTAGACGATCTCGTTCCACGACTGGTTGTCGATGATCGAAATCGGGTAGTTCACTTGCGACTGCACCGCACGCATGGCGTCAACTCGGATCGGACGCCCCTCGGCCAGCAAGGTAGACGAGTAGTCCGCCTGTCCCGCTACCGTGCTGAACGTTTCCTCCGAGATGCAGTAGATCATCCCCCGCTCGGTGTTCCACGAGTCCATCATGCGGTTGAGACGCCGCAGAATGGTCTGGATGTCACCGTCCGACAGGTTCTGATCCTGACCTAGCGCACCGCACGCGTACGCCGCGTCAATGCACAGGTCGCGCGCAGTCGTCACGCCGCAACCTTAGGCGGGCGGCCACGACGCGGGGCTTCTTCCTCAGCGTCAACCTTGCGCTCGGCCATTTCCTTGGCCAGTTGGATCTGATCCCAACTCGGGGCCGTGAGAAGCCCGACCTCGGCCGGATTCTCTTTCCACTCACCCTTGGCATTCAGTTGCGCATGCTCTGCGGCATCCTGAACGATCATGACCTTTACGGACTCACCACGCAGCGCGTACACCGCTTTCGGGTAGTCCTGATGCTTGTACTTGGGGAACTCCGGCAGGTTGCCGTCAGCATCCTTGGCATCGAAGAACACGCGCGCTGGCTTGCGCCACTTCTTCGTTACGCTGGTCTCTTGCTGCGGCAGGCTCGAAATATCCAGTTCCAAAGGCATTGCAACTCCCAATGAAAAGCGGGGGACCGAAGCCCCCCGCGATCTACTACACGCCTGCGATTTGGTTCGTCGCAAGCTCCGGGTACACCGACGCCCAGCCGTACAGCGTGTCGAGTCGCGTTCCAACGGTATCCGTCGAAATCGCGGCCTGACGCACCACACGCACCGAGAAGCCGTTTTGCGTCTTGCTCGAACCCCACGCACCGAACGGCGACATATCGATCAGCGGCACCACAGCCAACTCGAAGGCATCACGATGCCAAGCGAGGTTGTAGTTGTACGCAGTCGATGCCGTGCCCAGGAACGTCAGCGCGATGGCATCCGCCGGACGCGCCGTGGCGTTCTGGAACGGACCCGCCGAGATGATGCAAGGCGACACGTCGAACGAGGCCAGACCCGCACCATCAGACGAGGCGTTTTCCAGCACCACGAATTGCAGCAGTTGGCCGGTCGATTGCTTGGTGACCGGATTCACCGCATAGATGCCATTGATGGTGAAGTGGTCGCCCACAACCACACGCGCAGCCGCCGCAGCCGTCCAACCCTTGGTGTTCAGCGTCATCGTGTTGGCCCAACCCGACGTGATGCCTTGGTTGGCACCGTCCGTGGTCGGCGCACCACCGAGCGGACCCGTCGTGTGACGGTTGGTGTTCTGCGACATCGCGATCTGGAAGCCGATGGTGCCCGTCGTGTCAGAGAACAGACCTTCCTTGTACTGGCCCGCGATCTGAGCCTGCGGGTTGAACAGGCCTTGCAGCGCCGGCACGAGGGTCGCCGTGGTGCCTTGCTCCAGCACCGCGTAACGCTCGCCATCTCGGGGAGCCGAGAAGTCGTCCAGCTTCTTGCCCATGTCGAACAGGTATTGCGACGTGTTCGGCACCGTGCCCGCCGTGCCAGTCCAGTTACCGATGCTGTTGATGGCATTGAGGTAACCGGCTTGGTCGATGGACTGAGCCAACTGGATCGCAGCCGGCTTGATCACGCGGTCGGAAAAGTCCTGATCCTTAAGGGTCAGCTCAACCGACGTGAACTCGGTGTCAACGTGGTTCTGCGTGGACACGACCAGCGGAATGCTGGTTTCCACGTAGTTCTGCGCCGAGAACGCCGTGCCCGTTTGCGTGGTGAAACGCGCCGGACGGCGGATGTTCAACGTATCGCCGATCTTCATCGACGCCTTGCCGAACGCGTCCTGATGCGTGCGCCGCACCTTCTTGCCGAGGACGATGTTGTTTTGCAGGATGGCCAGGACCTCGTTGGTGTACATCACCGGGTTCTGGAAAGTGTTTGTAGCCATGATCGTTTACCTTAGGTTTTTCTTCCGCCACTCCATGTAGGCGTCGGGGTCCTCCGGCGGCTCTGAGGCCGAACCGGGCTTTGATCCCACTGCTTTGCCAGGAGGGGGCGCTTTGGACGCTTGTGGAGCCTTCGAGCGGATCGCGATACCAAGCTCGGCCACGGCCGCGATTTGGTCCTCGGGATGCATGCGGGAGATTTGCTGCGCCAACGCCGGGTTCTTGCCCATGTGGTACAAAAGCTCGGCTGAGTCCGCGCGCCGCATGATGGTTCGCACCATCGCCGCGTTCTGCGGACCCATGGGCACATCGGATAGCGACTCCACTACGTCGTCATAGTCCGGTGTGGCCTTGGCAAAGGCTTCGCGCCGCTGCTCGAACGTGTGTAACGTCGCCGCAACCTCGCGTGCCGTCGTCTCCTGCTGCCTCTCTGCTTCCCACTGCTGACGCGCTTGCGCCGCCGCCTGCGCCGCCTCTTGCCGGGCCTCCCATCGCGCAACGTCACGGAGGTACTTCCCGTAGTCGTCGTACTTGGATTGGTCCGGCTCCCCGTCGTTTTGGGGCTGTGGCGCTTGGCGTTGCTGCCGCTCGGCTTCGATCTGTTGCAGGCGCTGCTCTGCCCGCTCCGCTCGTTGCCGCTCGGCATACTTGTCAGCCGTGAGTTCGTCCAGTCGCTTCTGGACGCCACGCGCACGCTTCTCTGCCCGTTCTCGGGTTTCGGCCTGTACGCGCTCGTTCTTCTGCTCGTCTGTCTCCACTACCTCCGGTGTGTCCGCTGCACCGGTGTCTGTAACCTCTGTGGTTACAGCTTCGGACGGAACCGCCACCGGTTCAGGGGTGGGGGCCTGCAATGCTTGATCGGTCATGGGATGTCCACGAAATGAAAAGGGCCACCCAAAGGCAGCCCTGATCGACCCGGTAGTGCGCCTACCGGTAAGCGTTTACTGCGTTAGCTCGGGTACAGCGTTGCCTCTACCGCTTCCAACACGACCGCATCCGTCCCGCCCGTAATCGGGAAGATGGACGAGATCTGCACCTTGAGTTCCTGCGCCAGATTGACTGCGCACGCACCCACGCCGCCGGCAGCAATGCTTACTTGGTCAGCCATATGGGTGGAGGAAGCCCAAACGCCATCCCAAGATCATCCTGACCCTCTTGGCGCGGGCTTTATCTAACATAGCGAGCGCACGATAACACGCGTCATGTTACATTCCTCACGCTTGGGCTTCTATCGTGTTCACCGCTTGGCTCGCCTGCGGTGCCATCGCCATGGCCTCAGGGCCAATAGGCGTCGCTTGTGCCTGTTGCAGCTTGATCAACTCTTTGAGCAGGTCCACCGTAGACTTAAGCTCGGCCGACTGCGCCTTGATCTGCTCTAGCGCGATCTTGGCTTCGTTCTCACCCTGCTTATTGGCCCGCTCCTGCTCGAGCTCCTGGATGCGCGCTTGCATCTGCTCCATGATGGCTTGGGCCTGCTGCTGCATTTGCTGCATCTGCTGTTGCTGGCCCTGCATCTGCTGCGCCATCTGTGCCATCTGCGGGTCTTGCCCCGCCTCCTTGGCTTGGATCGCCTGCTGGATGTTCGGCGGGAGCATCAGTCGCAACCGCTCGGCAATCACGTCCGCGTCCGCCCAGTCCTGAGACTTCGCAATCAGGTCGCCCGCGAACTGCGCAGCCGGCGGATAGGCCTGCACGAACGCCATCAGGGATTCCGCTGACTCCTGCCGCTTGGTCGCGTAGCTCGGACCAGCCTCGACCGTCACCGAGTATTCACCCGAGGTGAGATCGTTTTCCTTGATCGCCACCAACGCACCCGACGCGTCCTGCGCCATCTTCGTTTGGTTGATCGGCTGCGTAGACTGCGTATCGTCCGGCCCGACAATCCCCACGATCCGCTCGGTATCGTAGTAATGCGGAATCCACGACACGATGATCCGACCCGTAAGCGCAATCGCTCGGGCAAGGTTGTCGGTAAAGTGGAACGTCGCGTTGTCGCCCTGCTTCTCGCGCGCAAGGATCGCCTTGCCGCTCACCTCAGACCCGCGTCGGCCAAGGCTGTTTTCGTACATCCCGATGGTTGACATCAGGTCGCCCTTCATCAATTGGGCTTGCTGCACGAAACCAGAGCTGATCTGCGCCGGAGGCTGCCGCACCGGGGCCGGCAAGGGCTTGCCTTCCTCGTCGTACGGCACATACGGCAGGACGGACAAGTTCGTCTTGTTCGCGTCCTTGTAGATATTCTCGTAGCCCTCGATTGCACCTTCGGCCACGACCCAAGGGGCACGCGGTGCCAGCAACAGGCCAACCGCTGCCTGCGTCTGCGCGAGGTTGTACATGAACTGCGGATCACGAGCGCGACGGATCAGGCCCTGGAAGATCCGCTTGCCGTCCACCATGATGTCGTCGCCGATGCACATGATGACGGGGATGTACGGACCGACCACATCGAACGATTCAACGATCTGCTCGCCGCCCGCGATCTTGTACCACTCGACCCTGACGTCCAGAGCATCGCGCTCCATGACGATGGACACGCCCTCGGGCAGCGTCTTGGGCAGGTCATCCTTCCAACCACTCGCCCCGTCGCTCATCAACACCAGCTTGCGACTGGTGTACACGCGACGGTAATAGTCCGCGAGGATCAGGACATCTTTCTCGGGATACCAATCCCGATAGTCCGCGCCCTGCCCCTCCCACGAGATAGCTTTGCAGTCCGGATACCGAGCCTCAAAGTCCTCTTTCTTCATCTTCTCCGTCACCAGCGCGTAGCTGATATCGGAGGCATCCGGCTCCTGAAAGTCCGGGTCGACAAACACCGTCTGCGGGTCTGATACCCGCTTGATGATGATCTTC